TGGTGAGGTAGACTTTTAATGTTTGGACATTTTTATAATCAAGGTATGAGAAAGATGACCATTGCTTTTGGTCAAATCTTTAATAACATACAAATTAAAAGAACAGGTACAGATAGCACAATACAATCTATTAGAGTGCCTTTAGCATATGCACCAAAAGAAAAGTTTTTAGTTAGACTTGACCAACAGCCAAGTTTAGATGAAAGAGAATTTGCCATTACATTACCTAGAATGGGTTTTGAAATTTCAGGTATTGAATATGACGCAAGTAGAAAACTAACTAAAGTACAAAAATTTAAATCTGTACAATCAGGCTCAACAAATGTAATGAATTATAATTATATGCCTGTACCTTACAATATATCTTATAATCTATATTGTTTTACAGCGACTGCTGAAGGCGGCTTACAAATTATTGAACAGATTTTACCTTACTTTCAACCAGATTATACAGTAACAATTAATGTTGTTCCTGAAATGGGAATAAAAAGAGATGTTCCTGTTGTGTTAAATACTGTTAACTATGAAGATAGTTACTCTGGTGATTTTACAACAAGAAGAGCAGTAATTTATACATTAGGTTTTACAGCAAAAACTTATTTGTATGGACCTGCTTCTACACAAAAAGTTATCAAAGAAACTCAGTCAGATTTACATACTAAGTTACCATCATCTACAAGAGAAGAACGAATTACCGTTATTCCAGACCCTACTAGTGCTGACGCAGATGATGACTTTGGTTTTACAACAACTATCTCGTTTTTTCAGGATAGTAAAAATTATGATAAAACAAGAGATGAAGATGTATAAATATAAGCAGAATTAGAGGTAAACCATGGCTATTAGCAAAATAAAACAAGATTCGATTGAAGATAGTGCTGTCAACTCGGCTAAAATAGAAAACGCAACAGTTGATACTGCTGATTTAAAAGATGACGCTGTGACCAAAGATAAAATTGACAATACCGTAGCTTCTACAGGTAAGTCAATTGCTATGAGTTTAGTTTTTGGTTAATAAATAATAATATAGGGAAAGACAAATGGCAAATCCAAATATAGTCAATGTAACTACAATTAATGGCGCTAACGCATTTGCTCAGCTAACAACTTCAGATACAGCGGTTTTAACTAACGCTGCTTCATCTGGTAAAGTTTATAAAATTAATACAATCATTGCAGCTAATAAAGACGGCACAAACGCAGCTGATTTAAATGTAAGAATATATGATGTAGCAACATCTACTTACATTTTAATTGCTTCAACTGTTTCAGTACCGGCAGACGCTACTTTGGTTGTTATTGATAAAAATTCAAGTTTTTATTTGACAGAAAATCAAAAAATTGAAGCTTGGGCTGGCGCAAATAACGATTTAGATTTATTGATTAGTTACGAAGACTTATCGTAATATTAATCGAGGTTAAAAAATGACAAGATTAATAGGAAAAAGTAAACAAGTTTTAAAAACAGCTGGTTCATTAAATTGGGGTGGAGCATTATCACATAATGATTTACTAGATTTATTTGAAAGTGCTGTGACAGCTGGCGGTATAACTGGTGTATGGAATATGCAAGAGTTATATCAAGACATAAGTAATAATGATTGGATTAATGACCAAAAAGCTACAACTGCTAGAGCACAACCTTCAAGTGATAGTACAATAACAATTAATTCTGTAGCCTTAGATAGATACGACTATACTTATGTTTCAGGTAATCAAACTGTATCGTCATTTTCAAATTCAGATTATTTTACAACAAATGCAGATAGATATTCAGCATTAGTATATATTGATGGCGATTTGACAATCGATTCAGGACAAACATTCATACCTTCAAACAGAAAAACATTTACAGCAATTTATGTAGCAGGAAATTTAACAGTAAATGGTTCTATTTCAATGCAGGCTAGAGGTGCTGACCATAATGGTTTAGTCAATTCATCAAATATTAGATTAATTTCTCCAGGCACATATTCAGGTGTACCAGACCCTAAAGTTAGTTCAACTGGCGGCTCTGGTGGTGCTGAATCAGCAGTCGGTCAGGCAGGTAATGACCAAGCGGGAGCTACAGGTAGTGCAGGTACAGGAGGCGGTCTCGGAGGAGGCGGTGGTGGTGCTGGTACTGTAGGTGGAAATAATCCAGGTTCTTATTCAGGTCGAGCAAGAGGTGGCGCAGGCGCAGCTGGGTCATCCTTTTCAGGTGGACCAGGTGGTGGCGGCGCATCAACTTTAACAACTCCTACTCCGCAAATTGCAGAAGGTGGTGACGGACAAGGAAATGGCGGAACAGGTGGTGCTGGTTGTCCTGCTCCATCAAACTCACATTATCACGCTCACGGCGGAACAGGAAATCCAGGTGGACCTGGCGTTACTTTTAATGGAGGTGCATTGACAACTTCAGATGGTACAGGCGGAACTTTAATTATATTTGTAGCAGGAAATTATTCAGGTTCAGGTTCAGTAAATGCAAATGGTACAATTGGATTCGGTTGTGCTGGTGCTTCAGGTGGTGGTCATGTTAGTATTTTTGTAAAAGGTACAGATGGCGGTCCAACACCCACAGCGTCTGGAGGAAATTCAGGTCAAACTTCACCTGCTCCTAATCCAAACGGTGCAATTGATGCTCCAGGAGGAGCTGGTGGTGCAGGTACAGCAAGAAAAATGGCATACTCATAGGATTTTAAATGGCAACAGTAGAAACAACAAAAAAATATTTTGTACATAACATTTATGGTGATGAACAATCATTATTAGATTCAACACCTAGTGATGTTGTAACTATACCAGCAGGTTGGTCGGATGCAGCTGAAACAAATAGAAATGATTATATTTCAGCTATGAATACAAAAAATACTGAAACAGGTGCTTGGCCTGTAAATTGTTCGTGTTATCCTACAATATTTTATTATAGAAATGAATTTAGTGAAACTATTACTGTAGACCAAACATATGTAAGTGCAACTCCTACATTAATAATTACGGAAGAAGATAGTTCCCAATCAGTAACTTATACCAAAGTAAGAAAAGCTGGTTTTTATGAAATGAGAGTTGCATTAGTATTGCCAGATAAAAATGATTGGACATGGGATAATATTAATTCTAAAATTCAATGGTTAATAGATAATAATAAAGTCAAATATGATGTTTAATATATAATTTAGAGGTATATTATGAAAATACAAAATTTTGTTTTTGATGATAATGATGATAAAAAACCGGGTATCTTGTCACAAGGTATAAAAAACTTATGGACAAGAATGATGTATTTCAGAAAAGCTGGTGATTTTGAAGAAACACATTCACATAATTTCGACCACCTAACACTTCTCACACAAGGCAGTATTAAAGTTATCGTTAATGAAAAAGAAACGATATGTGAAGCTCCTATGCAAATTTATTTAAAAGCAGGACTAGAACATAAACTTGTTGCAATGGAAGACGATACTATGGTTACTTGTGTACACGCATTAAGAAATGCTGATGGCACAGACTTGTTAGACCCAAAATCAATTCCTGAAGGAGTGACTTTTACAAATGACCCAAAAATTGTCCACGAAGTTTGAAGAATTAGATATTAAGGGTTTATGTTGTCCTCAAGTATTAATTAATGTCAAAAAAAAGATTGATACTTTAAACGAAGATACCACTTTAAAAGTTTTAACAACAGACCCTCTAGCACATTTAGATATAAAAGCTTACACACATATTGTTAATAATGTGGAATTTATATCTTATGAAAAAAAAGAGGAACATGACGAAATAGTTTTGAATTATGGCACTAGAAGATAAAGTAAACGAAATTTTAGGTTTAGAACCTGCTAAAACTCCTACACCAAAAGAGGAGTTTAAAGCTCCTGTTCCTAGAAAAGAAGATAAAGATAAACAAGATATTGATAACGACCACAAATATAGTAGAGAAAATTATTACAACTTAATTGAAAAAGGTCAAGAAGCAATTGAAGGTATTTTAGATGTTGCAAAAGAAGGTCAACATCCAAGAGCATATGAAGTTGCAGGCAACTTAATTAAAAGTGTTGCTGATACAGTTGATAAATTACAAGACTTAAATAAAAAACTAAAAGATTTAAAAGAATTGCCAAAAACAGCAAATGCAAATATTAAAAACGCATTGTTTGTGGGCTCTACTGCTGAATTACAAAAGATGTTAAAAAAAGATGAAGTTATTGAAGGCAAAGCAGAACCATCCAAAGAAGACGATATTTCCGATAAGTAGTTTAAGTTATGTCAAAAATGGCATAATGTTACAAGACATACTTGAAGGCAAGGAAATGAATGAGGCTGTGACAATCGTTCACGACACTAATCCTAACTATGATAAAGAATACTTTGTTGATAGAGGCAGTAGTCGTATTGAGGCAGCCGTAAAAATGGGATTTACCCATATCGAAGGAATAATAATAAATGAGTGACGCATACTTAGGTAACCCTAATTTAAAAAAGGTCAACACACCAGTTGAATTTACTAAAGAACAAATAGTAGAATTTCAAAAGTGTGAAAAAGACCCTTTATATTTTATGGAAAACTATGTACAAATTGTTTCGTTAGATGAAGGCCTTGTGCCTTTTAAAATGTATGACTTTCAAAAACATATTGTAAGAACAATACATGACAACAGATTTACTATTTGTAAACTACCAAGACAAAGTGGTAAATCAACAACAACTGTTTCTTATCTATTACACTATGCTCTTTTTAATCCTAATTCTAACATTGCTATTCTAGCAAACAAATCATCAACTGCTAGAGATATATTAAGTAGAGTACAATTAGCATATGAAAATTTACCAAAATGGTTACAACAAGGTGTAATAAACTGGAACAAAGGTAATATTGAATTAGAAAATAAATCAACCATTGTTGCGGCTGCCACATCATCAAGTGCTATTCGAGGTGGTTCATTTAATATTATTTTCTTAGATGAGTTTGCTTTCGTACCAGCTAATATTGCCGAAATGTTTTTTAGCTCAGTTTATCCTACAATATCATCTGGTAAAAAAACTAAAATGATTATTGTATCAACACCACATGGTATGAATATGTTTTATAAGTTGTGGGTTGACGCAGAAAATAAACAAAACGATTATGTACCTATTGAGGTGCATTGGTCAGAGGTGCCAGGTAGAGATGAAAAGTGGAAAGAAACTACCATAAGAAACACCTCACCTGAGCAATTTCAACAAGAATTCGAATGTGAGTTTTTAGGCTCAGTTGATACTCTTATATCGCCGGCAAAAATAAAAGCGACCCCTTATATACCGGCGATTGAGAGTAAAAATGGTTTACAGATGTTTAAGAAACCACAAAAAGATAGAATGTATGTTTGTACCGTTGATGTGGCTCGAGGAACAGGAAAAGATTATTCTGCTTTTACTATGATTGATGTAACAAAAATACCTTACGAGGTAGTTGCAACCTATAAGAATAACGAAATAAAACCTCATATCTTTCCTAGCATAATAGAACAAGTTTGTAAAGGTTATAATCATGCACATATTCTTTGTGAAGTAAATGACATTGGCCAGCAAATTGCAGAAATATTACAAATGGAACTAGAGTATGATAATATGATGATGACCACACAAAGAGGTAGAGCTGGTCAAATACTTGGAGCTATGTTTAGTGGTCGTGGTACATCTATGGGTATTCGTATGACCAAACAAGTCAAAGCATTAGGTACCTCTAGTATTAAGACATTGATAGAAAGTGACAAGTTTATCATCAATGATTTTCAGTTAATAGAGGAGATGTCAACATTTAGTAGGCGTGGTAACTCCTGGATGGCGGAGGATGGTTGTAATGACGACCTTATGATGTGTCTAGTCATATTTGGTTGGTTGTCAAACCAGCAGTATTTTAAAGAGTTATCTAACTCAAATATACGAAATCAACTATACGAAGAACAACAAGCCTTAATTGAGCAAGATATGGCGCCTTTTGGATTTGTAGATGATGGTACACCAGATGAGCTAAAGTCTGAGGTAGATGAATACGGAACAGTTTGGCACCCCGTAGTGCGAAAAGGACTGTAAATCCGATATCTTATAAATATCTGTATGACAAAGTTTGAATATGGGCGTATGAATAATACGAAGTTTGAAAACAAAAAATTATGACAAATAAGG